CTCTCCGTCAATTATTAGACGCTGGAACATTATCTAACTTACCAGCAGGATTTAAACAAAGAGGCGTTAGAGTTAGAGATGAAGCAGCTCCAATACAACCAGGTGAATTTAAAGATGTAGATGCACCAGGTGGTAATTTAAGAGAAGCTTTCTTTCCATTACCATACAAAGAACCATCTCAAACATTATTAAATTTATTAGGTATAGTTGTACAAGCAGGACAAAGATTTGCAGCGATCGCTGACATGCAAGTTGGTGATGGTAATCAAGGTGCTGCTGTTGGAACAACAATTGCATTATTAGAACGTGGTTCAAGAGTCATGTCTGCAATACACAAAAGATGTTATGCAGGTATGAAAGATGAATTTAAATTGTTAGCAAAAGCAGTTTCACAATATCTACCACCAGAATATCCATACGATGTTGTAGGTGGTCAAAGAAATATTAAACAAACAGACTTTGATGATAGAGTAGATGTTGTACCAGTTGCAGATCCTAATATATTTTCAATGAGTCAAAGAATTACTCTTGCACAAACACAATTACAGTTAGCAACAAGTAATCCACAGATTCACAATCTATATCAAGTATACAGAAACATGTACGAAGCAATCGGTGTTAAAAATGTAGACACTGTTTTACCACCACCTGCACCAAATGCACCTATGGATCCAAGTATGGAACATATAAATGCATTAGGTGGTAAACCTTTTCAAGCTTTTCCTGGCCAAGATCATAGAGCACACATCACAGCACACTTAAATTTTATGTCAACTAACATAGTTAGAAATAATCCTGCAGTTATGGCTGCAATACAAAAAAATATTTTAGAACATATTAGTTTAATGGCTCAAGAACAGGTACAATTAGAGTTCAGAGAAGAAATGTTACAGATGCAACAGATGCAACAACAAGCAGTTATGGATCCAATGATGCAACAACAGCTACAGCAGATAACAAATAACATAGAAGCTAGAAAATCTGTGTTAATTGCAGAGATGACAGAAGAATTTATGAAGGAAGAAAAGAAAATTACGTCACAATTTGACAATGATCCTCTTTTAAAACTAAAATCTAGAGAAGTTGACCTACGTGCTATGGAAAATGAACGTAAAAAAGAGTATGACAAAGCACAAATAGACATTGCTAAGTCAAGATTGATGCAACAAGGTGATCTTGCAGAAGATAAACTTGAACAAAACGAAGA